TTATAAATTGAATATTAAATTTTTAAAAATTGTTTAGCATAATAAGTAAATGGACCAAGATCATTATTTTTTTTAATATAATCTATTATTTCATTCCACCAATCTATATTTCCAAACTTTGTATATTTATTATTATGATATGTATCTGTTACATTAAGAACGTCTCCTACTCTCATATGTAATATTAAATCATTGTCATTTACTTTACCTTTAATATTTTTTCTATTTTTAATTATTTGTAATAATAATTCTTTATTTTCATTTTTTATTGGTATATTTTTTTTTATATATTCTTCTGCTATACTTCCAGGATAATCTTTTACGTGATATTCTATGGTAGCTGGCCCTTTTAAGTCTAACTGATAGTAATAAAGATCTCCTAATCTATAATGATTCCATTTGTCACCAATATATATTTTTTCTGATATCTCTAGAACATGTTCATCTATATCAGAAAGCATATTTTCTTTATTTTCAATAAATATTGATAGTACTATCAATATTATTAATATTATAATTAAAATCAGTAAAAGTTTCATTTATTACACACCAATATTTAATATTTTTTCGTTTATTTCATTTATTTTTTTTTTCCATTGTATACAATCCATGCATTCTGGTATTGGACTTATTAAAAGTGGTTCCGAATGAATTTGTTCATAGAGTTCTGGATTAGTATCTATTAATTTTATTTTATTAATAAGTTTATTAAATGCTTCAGGTGTATCTGATTCCAGGTAAAGAAATGCATTCGGATTAAACCATTCAAGTACCTGAGGAGATCCCCAGTAAATTGGAATACTTCCTCCCATCCAAGCATATAATAATTTTTCAGTTACATAGTTTATCTGGTTTTTATTTTCGAAACATATATTAAAACGGTAATTATTTAAAAATTTCATGTAATCTACGTGATTTCTTGGAGCTTCATAACCAATATTATTTTTATATTTACCACAAGAATCTACTTTAGAGTAAGTATTACTCAGTTGTTTCATAAATCTATTTCTTATATGTCTATCTTCCCATCCATTACTAGTTACAAAAGCACAGAATTTACTTTTTTTATTTAATCTTCTTGGTATACGTAAAATTGGCCATGCATTATGTATATATGAATATATACTAAATAACGGCATTTGAATAATATTTTTATCTACATCTGGTGTCATAACCAAATTAATGCATGGATAATTCAACTTTTTATAAAATGATTCTCCAGAATACATTATTATCAAACTTGATTGGTCAATATTACTTGGAATTTCACCAAATACACTAATAATTGTAATTCTTCTATTTATGTCATTGAATAAATATTCACAAAACTTTTTAAAATCGTAATTCAATTCAAATCCTTTCCAAAAACACTCATATTTAATTTTTGGAAGTGTGTTATTTACTTCAGAAAAATTAGGTATGTAATATTTTTCAATATACCAAATACAAAGTAACAATATAACGATTAAAAATATTAAAAGTTTCATTTGAGTATACATAATATTTAAATAAAATGAATATTATTTATATTATTACTATGTAGTGTTCGTTCTGGTTTTAATGCAAAGTTGCCCCCATTCTTTTCAACTAGTTCGCCAAGTAACAATCCATAACCACCGCCAGTTGTAATAAAATGTTTTGCATTAATACAGAACATTAGATCCTGGTCCGCTGTATTTTTATTTACTTCTACTACATTACAATCCAAATTCTTTTTGACAGTGGATATGTAATCATTTGATTCTTTTAAACAGGTATTTGTATGGGAACCATATACCAGGTAAACAGTATTTATATTATTTGATCCAATGTAGTTTTTAACTTTATCCCACCATTCATGGTCTCCATATTTTGCATATATTTGCCCAAATGTTTTACCCGAATCATAGAATTTTTTATTTGGTGAACATAGTACATCACCTATTCTAATGTGAAGAACTAGTTCGTCAGTAGAAAAAGACTTTGAATACTGTTTGTATTCTGGTTGATTTTTTATTATCTTGATCAATAACTTTGTATTTATATAATTATTATTATGGGTCTTTCCAATTATACTTTCACATTCTTTTGTTAAATTCTTAAGACATGGAAATTGTTCAATCATATATTTTACACCTATTGAATCTGGGTATTTTTCTAACATATACATTGTACGCCTATCTGTTAAAAAATCAGGATATAACACAAGATCTGCTAACCTATAACCCCCATTTTTGTTAAGTTGGTGGAATATATCTTTCTGGAATAATACACTCAATAGCACAATTGATATAATAACTATAAAAAACACTAACTTCATTTGAGTATACATAATATTTAAATAAAATGAATATTATTATTATCATTATCAGTACCAGTAGTTCTTTCCGGTTTTAATGCAAAGTTACCTCCATTCTTTTGAACTAATTCTCCAATAAGTAAACCGTATCCTCCTCCAGTTGTAATAAAATGTTTTGCATTAATGCAAAACATTAGATCCTGATCAGCTGTGTTTTTATTTACTTCTACAACATTACAATCCATTTTCTTTTTGATGGTAGCTATATATTCGTAAGATTCTTTTAAACACGTATTTGTATGTGAACCATATACCAGATATATTGTATTTATATTATTTGAGCCAACGTAGTTTTTAACTTTATCCCACCATTCGTCATCTCCATATTTTGCATATATTTGTCCCATTGTTTTAGATCCTGACCATTTTTTATCAGGCGAACATAGTACGTCACCTATTCTAATATGAAGAACCAGTTCATTGTTAGAAAAAGACTTTGAATACTGTTTGTATTCCGATTGAGTTTTTATTATGTTAGTTAATAACTTTGTATCTATGGAATTATTAAGTTGAGCTTTTTCAAGTATACTTTCACACTCTTTTGTTAATTTTTTAATACATGGAAATCGTTCAATCATATATTTTACACCTATTGAATCAGGATATTTATCCAACATGTACTTTGTATTTTTATCACATAAATACTGGGGGTATAATATAAGATCTGCTAACCTATATGGTCCATTTTTATTAATTTGGTGTAATAATTCTTTCTGGAATAATACACTCAATAGCACAATTGATATAATGATTATAAAAATAACTAAATTCATTTAATAATAAGTAATATTTTATTTTACAATCTTTCCAATAGTTGTTTCAACACAGAATAATTTATGGAGAATTATACCCAAACAGAAACAGAAAATAAGAACAACAAAGTAATTTGTTTTTATGAATAAATTAAGAACCCATGCAAGAATAAAGGTCATGATCACATCAACAATGGCAACTCCAAATAATCGATATGAATGAACGCCTGTACCGGGAGCTCCTAATATATTTTTGTATTTGCAAAGGCTCATATATAATTATATGAAATATTTTTTAATGATTTATAATACAACAAATATTTTTTAATCATTTAAAAACCTTTCCTCCATATCCTTCAATTATTTCAGACAATAATTTTCCATATTGTCCACCAGTAGTTGCAAAATGTTTAGCTTTTGAACAATATACTATGTCTTCATCTGGAGAACATGCCAACCGATACATAGTTTTTATATTATTATTTTCAAAAAATAATTTTTTAGATTCGAGATATTCCCATGATTTTTCTAAACATTCTGGCATATGTGCTCCGCCCATAAGAATAACACGCTTTATTTTGTTGGTATTAATGTATTTAACAAGTGAATCCCACCATTCACCGTCCTTAAAGTATTGTTTTTGATGAAATTTAGGATACTTGTCAATTATATCTCCTACTCTGAGATGAAGAACAAGGTCGTCTTTTTTTAAAAACCTGGATGTAATTATTTTTTTTATATCTTTATCATTTGCATATTCAGTTGCTATTGAATATGGAAATCGTTTACAGTGTTCTTTGGTATTAACTAAAACGGGATTATAAAAAATATCTCCTAATCTGTATTCAAACCATTTTTTTCCATTATATAGAAAATGTACAGAATCTGGATCTATATTTACAAATAGACTATCTGGTAATATATACTTTATAAAAAGTAAAAGAAGTATTGTATAAATTATTAAAATTAATATCAAGTTCATTTGTTTAATAATTAAAACTTTTTTAATGAATTATATTAAACAAATGAACTTGATATTAATTTTAATAATTTCATTAATTGTGTGGGTCATAGATTTTCTATCAGATTCTCAAATAACAAAAGATGAAACTAAAATAGGAATTATACAGTATTTACATCATTTATTTTCAACAATTGCGTTTATTGGACCATTTATAAATTTATTTTTTGGGAGTGTACCATTTTATATAATTTCAGTTCTTACAAGTATGATAATACAAGCAGGATTTCTTATAAATAACGATTATTGTTGGTTATCTACACTAGCAAATAAATGTATCGATCCAGATCATCCAAATAGAAAATGGAGATCTGCAATTGATTCTTTTATAAAACACTATATCCGAGGAGATTCATGGGCATATTCTGAGATGTGTAAACCTAATTTCACATACGGAACCATGACTATAAATTGTATTTTTATAATTGGTATTATTAAAATATTGATTCATTAATAATGAATTTAATATTGGGAATAGCTATTTTATCGATTTTAGTGATTTACTTTGGGTTTGGAAACGAAATAAAATATAATTTTGACCTAATCACATTTAACCCAAAAAGTATGAATGTAGATATAAATAATAACAATTTTAAGAAGAAATTGAAAATTTTGATATTATCAACCGATAATAGAAATACAGATTATATCCAATTTCATAAACAATCATGGACTCAATATTCAGAGACACATGATTATACATTTTTATTTGAAGAACCATGTGATAATCTGCCAATTTATTACTGTAAATACCAAAGAATCTTACAGCTTATGACAGAATACCCTAATTATGATTATTTCTTATGGGTTGATTCAGATACAATAATAAATAAGAAATATACTTCATTTCCTTTAGAAAGTATGATTGAACAGATTGGAACAGATATAGACTTTATATACACAGAATGGAACGTATTCAATGGAACACTTTCAGAAGATTTTTCAAGAAATACATTTAAAGCATTTATTGGAGGATTTTACATGTTTAAGAACAATTCAAATACTAAAAAATTACTTCAAAATTGTATAAATTATATTGATCAATCAAAATGGACTTCTTTAAAAAAGGGTAATTGTGCATATGGAGGGGAGTGTTATGAAGAAGCTGCTATGTTTTATAACGTAAGAAACAATAAAGATATAAAACATACAAGAATTTTAGGAAATTTTTTATATAATGGAAATAAGTGTTATGATGGATATTTTATAGTACATGATTTAAAAAAAAACGTAGAATGTTTTAGAAAACGTGGATAATTTATTTTATTTTTCCGATTAATCTTATTAGTATTATAATTATTAAAATGGTAAAGATGGTTTCTCTGTTATATTGAAAACATGTAACAATATCTGTCGTAACTTTATAAAACAATGCATTATTATTTCCTTTTTTAAAAAGTGGGCAATTATCCTGGTATACTAATTGAGGATATACTCCATAACTATTTTGATATTTCATCTGTAAGTTAAATGTTGGTACATCTATAGGGGCTTTCCATAACAAAAATGCCATATCACACATTAAAGAAGTATCAATATTAATAAACTTTGAATAAAATTTTTCATTTATAAGATATGCGTGTTGAACAAGTCCATTCATTTTAACAATTCCATGTCTATCATAAATGTCTGTCATATTAAATGGGATGTATCCATAATACAGAATATCATAGTCTCGGTAATTTTTTATAAAATGTTCTGTTTTTTCATTAATTAATGGAATATTTTTAGAATGATCGTAAACTATGATGTCATCTTCAAGAACGATTATATTTTTATGATTGCGATCCTTTGCAAGTTGGTAAACTTCGATGTGATTTTTAGTAGCTGATTCTATTACACAATTATTGCAATGTAATTTTTTTGGAATATTCCATGTTATTTTTTCAAGTGGAATATTCCAGTTAAGTAATTCTTTTTTTAATTTTTCTATCCTTGGGCTCCCTTCATATGTAGTTACGTAAAAATGATCTACCGATTCCCACATATCAGTATTTAAAAATGAAAGTATTAAAAATGAATTATTAAAACGTAAAAATGAAAGTATTAAAAATGAATTATTAAAACGTAAAAATGAAAGTATTAAAAATGAATTATTAAAACGTAAAAAT